AAAATGTTTTTTAAAGATTTCGTATCTGTGAAAAGGCAAAAAATAAAAAGGGGTGCGTCACAGACTTATGACACACCCTCTTTCTTTCTGATTCTGTCCCAATCCGGTTTTAGCACATCCATCGTGGCGACCATCGCCTTGTACTTGTCGCCAAGTTCGCCCTCGTTCATAGATGAACGGAAAGTGTACATCTTGTATCGTTCATGCTCTGGCACATATAATCCCACCATCAAGGAACGGACTCCATCCACCTCCTGCTCCGGTGCTATCAATACAAGCCCCTCGTTCATGCTTTCCAACTTGAAAATCTTTGAGGTGACAACCTCATAATAGTCTAGTACATTCATATTCTTGTCTCCTATAATTAGTTTGTACGTTCAAACACTTCAATATACTGGATAGAGCTACAATCAATATATTTACGTGTAAACACTACTGTACTTCCACTTCCAATCATAAGTGTTCTGTTCTTTGTATTGCAATTGAAAGAGGTTTCACCACCAACACTATTGAAGTCGAAACTTATTTTTGCTCCACCTACCAAGTTGATACTTCCTCTAAGACCTTTGTCCTCGGCTTCGCCTAATATCACATTCACATGACCTGCATCCATATTCTCCTATAATTAATTGTTAAACACCTTCTCTAATAAAGATACGTATGATAGAGTCACTATCAATGTAATCTCTGTTTCCGTTCTCACCAAGTATAGTTATCAAATGCTTTTTTTTGTTATAAAGAACATCGGCAGTAAAATCAAATAACTTTGATTTGCTAAAGTTTGCATGAGTTAACTGCCCATTAGAGAGTGAAATTCCTGCAATGCAACCGCACTCCTTTGCATAATCTAAGATATTTTTGATTTCATTAATCTTCATAACTATATTACTTTAATTCTTGCTCTACAATATCGAAATTATCCCACGTTTCTCCTTCGCTGTCTGAGATATGGAAGAAAGAACCTGAGATATTGTATTGATAATCATCGCAATTCAAAACTCGCTTGTAATTTTCCAAAGTGTTCTTCCCTTTGTGTCTTATCGCTTTTCTTGCCTTATCTATGGTAGAGAAAACTTCTGCGTCAACCTCAACTGCCTCACCCAGTCCATGTTGGTATGAAGATATTACTACATATACTTTCATCGCTTAAACCTCCTTATTCATTACGCTACCTTGAATAGCATTTCTTTGTTAATCTCAATCCACTGACAAGCGTCCTTGCGGAAAAAGATGTCCGAATCGAACCGCTCACCATCCACATCAATACTATTACCCTTGCAGACAAAGGTATGGTTCTTTGTCAAAGGTACAAGAAGGTACGTTTTGCCCTCTCTCTTGCGTTCTACAAGCGTTTTATCCGTACCTAGGATAATAGATACCCTTTCTTCCTTATCGTCCTTTAAAACGCCTATTTTGTCTGTGTGCTCGATATAGAGCACATTCAAGAAATTCTCATCCATTTTCTTACTCCTCCCATCGAAAAGCGTTAGTGTCTTTTACAACCTTCTTGCTGTCTTCGTCCCACATATAACCATCCGTAAACCATTTAGGGGCTTTACCATTGATTACTCGTTTTGCATCGGCTATGCTAGCATAGCCTGGTTCAACAACATTATCAATGCGAACGGCAACCTGACCGAATACGTCCTCCACCTTGGTAATATGATGCCCTTTGTAGAACACTTCTTTCAAACACTTAGCAATTGTCTCCATATCTCAAATACTTTAAAAGTCCTAAACTAAAGGGGTGTTTAAAGGCACACCCCCTATTAAGCCTCGCCAAACACCTTAGAACGTGAATATATCTTTATGCAACTCGCAAGAAGTTGTAAGCCTTGAATTGTCTCCATGCGCCCTTTGCTTCATCCCAATAGCGGATGCAATCTCTTGATGCTGCATGCCCTGTACCATTTGGAGTATAGTCAATGTGGCTCTGAAGGAGAGTACCAAAGGCTTGTCTTACCTCACCATTCATCTTCATAAAGAAGAACTCTACTACCTTGGTCTTCATCGCTGACTCAAGCTTTACAACCTGCCAAGCCTGTTTCAAGCACTCAACCCAAGACATTGAACTTGATTTCAACTGATAGGCTCTATGTGCTAACTGCATTACCTTTCTCATCTTGTTCTTAATTGAAGTAGTCATATCCTCAAACCGTTTTACGAGTGCCGACTCGGCTGCATAGCAGCAATTAATAGTTAAACTTTAAAGCCTTTATCTCTTAAAGACATTGCAAAGATAGTAGTTTTTTCTAATATTACCAAATATTTCTATAAGAAATTTCTAATATTACCACTTATTTAACACTTATAAGCTATTTCTAAACATTTATTCACTAATTATTAGCTAATTCTAATATTTAACTCTTTTTCTTTGGCAGTTAAAAAAAAATAAGCTATCTTTGCAGCATAATAAATATTAGTATTCACTTATATATAATAAGGTATGGACTTAAAGAAAATAATTAGGAGTCATGGGCAAACCATTTCATCTGTAGCTGAAAAGTTAGGTATTACCCAATCAGCTTTATCGCAACAAATCAATAATGGCTCAATTTCATTTGCGAAAGTAGAACAAATAGCTAGTATTTGTGGTTGCTCGCCATCTAGTTTCCTTGCTATTGATGGTGAAACCTTATCGCATCCGGCTATCATCTGCCCCCATTGCGGCAAGCCTATCGAGCTGGAGATTAGGGCAAAGGAGGGGAAATGATATTCCTCTCCTTTTACTCTTCTATTCTTTCTCCTTCAAAAAGCCTATACCTGCATGAACATTACCCAACTTATACCAAGACTGGCTTAAAGTCATAACATAACTATTGAAGGATTCTTCCCCAATATCAAGGGTGAAGTCTTCATCTACATCAGGCTCTCCATGTCTTACGTACCCCTTATTCGGGGTGTATAGCAATCTATGATATGAGCCGTTCTCACAAATATAAAGTCCGCTATCACGCCAATCGGAACTCCAAAATTCCGGTTTATTCACGTAACAAAGCATTACATCACCATCGTAAATAGAAATACTATGACTTCGCTCATCCTTTTCTCCAACAAAATTTTTGCTATCAACATTGTCAGACTGACGGATAACAGATACGATGGAGTAACCATTTCCAATAAAGTCCGCTATATCAACATATGTTCTTTGCTCTCTAAGGTCAAATTCTTGTTGGCTTCTTACGCCATCTTTCTCAAATATTACAAGTATTCTTGTGTACTTATCACCAAAATTGACCATACTTAGAATCAAGCCGTTGTTCATGTAAGACGCATAAGCTTCTTTGGCTAGTGTTAATACACGCTCTAGATATTCCAATGGCTTGTATCTAACTAACCAAGACTGACCTTTATGCATCTTTTGCAAGTACGAATACATGTTCATCGCCTCGCATTCATCTATTCCATGCTTCTTGCAGACCAACTTGAACTTATCCGGATAAACACTAGTTACAAGTCTATCCAATTCGTCCATAGCTTGCATGGCTTTCAAATAATCATTTGCTTCCATTTTACTAATCTTTAAGTTTCTCAATTATATAACCACGACCTGTATAGGTACAAGACAAGCCAATATACACTAGCTGATGTAAAAGCCACCATTCCTCAGTGAACGGCAATCTATCACACTTCACGAACTCATCTTCATCCTCAAAATCGGATGCCTTTTCCAATATTTCTTCCTTTGTCATTGCTTATATTATTTATTCTAAAATCTATTAAATACACCATCCGCAACTACCTACGCATAGTTTGCATTCCAATTCGTTGCAGATGTTATAATATTCTTCTTCCGTTATATTATAGCGGTTTAGTACTTCCTTTGTTGGAGGCTTTGGGTCAAAGTGCATATCGGCACAAGCATAAGGCTCTGCATCTTCATGATGATGGTCATATGTATCACCAAAATCATTTTGTTCAGCACTTTTTCCATTGATAGTGAATACCTCTGTACGGCAAGGTAACGCATGATGCGTTTTTATCTTTAATTCCATATCTTAATATATATAAACTACTATTCAAAACTAAAAATTATACAATGCCCTCTTAAGTTTAATCCTAATTTCTTCCTTCATTTGCGACACTTTGTCATATGAATCGTAATATCGTCCGTAATTATTATAATTAGACCTATTTACGCAATGAAGCCCGATAATAAGCAAATCTAACTCATCATCAGTCAAGGAAACTTTTTTCATAAGCTTACTTCTTTTGATTAAAATACTTTTCCAACTCTCGAAGAATGAACAGCCCTCCTATCTTGAAAGACTGCTCTATCACCACTCGATGCTCCTTAAATACGTTTTGACTTCTTGCAAACCGAAACGCTTCATTCTCTAGCATAAGCACAAACTTATTAAATTCTGCATCGGTCATTTGCATTCACCTCCTTCCTTTGAGAATAAATCATCAATATAGAGCCACCCGTCTATAGGCATATTCTCAACAAATCCTTTCCAAGACTTGAATTCTTTGACTTGGGCTAATGAATAATAGTTGCCTACACTATAGTGCAGCAATGTCCATTCATCATATCCTTCTGGCTCTTTATTTGTTTGATGCCACAAGTCCTTCAAGAATTCATTGATAGCCCAGCGAGCACCTTCCATGAAACTATCAGAAGCAGTAGGCTCTTCGTGGTTACTACTGAGCCATCTACTGTGTTGCATTGCTGCTTCTTTTACTTTCTTATCGTCTATCATAACTATTGTTGTATTAAAAATGTAAATATGAACGTTCAAGAAAACTAAGTAAAACAGCATGTTCTTTATATGCGAAAGAATCTGTTCTTCCCATTCTCTCAAAGCGTTGCATTTGCCTTTTACAATGCTCTATAAGTTCTTTCTTAAAAGCTTCGTCCATAACTTACCTCCACATCTTTAGTTGTACCTAACAATGATTCGTTGCCTTCGTAAGGGATGCAGAACTCCCATCTACCATTAACACATACATAGTCAAGATATTCATCTGTCTTATCTGTATGGCTAAATATATTTGCACGCCATTCCTCAGTTTTTTGATGTCTAACCAACACATTATCGAATGGTTTCAGCTCTACCTTTGGCTTCAAATCCACAATCTGTTTCTTCTCAGCATCCCAAGCCTTGCCTTCTTTGGCTAGAGCATCAAAGAGTTGCTGCTTCTCGGAGTCAGTGGCAAAATTCATTTTGCCCTCAAAAAATGTCCACGCACGAGGCAATGTAGTATAACAATCCATTACACCTGTATTATTTGTTTGGATTGCATGGAAAGCGTAATAATAGAAAGAACCTTCAGTTTTCAGTCTACTAAAAATGGAAACTATATCACAGTTTTCCTTATGCATAGTTACTATATCCCCATCCTTGAACTCAGGCTGAGCCTTCTCAATTTCCAAAGTTTCAAGGTTTAACTTACCGCCACATCTTTTCTCAATATCTCTGATATAACCATAGGCAATATTGTTATCCACCTTGCTATACTTAGCCGTTTCTGTATTTGGCGTGGCATCAAAATAACATCCGTTGAACTTTGTATAGTCATCAGATGCCCATTCTTTGAAAATGCACATAAATCCACAATCACTGATAAGAACATCGCCCTTCTTCCAAGAGAATTTTTCCCAATCACGCATTGATTTGCTAGGATAGATGCACAAAACTCCTTCCTTGTACAATTTACCGTCTTTATCGAACCATGGATCTTTATTATGATGCTTAACTTGAAAAGCATCACATGCATCAGTAACGACATATAACGTAACACTTCCAAACATATCAGTCCAGAGTTTCGTACCTTCTGGCTTATCCTTGAGGATTTCCGCTATATTAATCTCAGTTTCCATATCTGACTTTTTTATATTCATTTATTCTTCACTAAAATATTTCTTAACAAACGCTCGTTCGGTGAGCCATTTTCCAAACCCCACTCTAAAGTAACGCTTTGATTTACCTTTCGCAAACCCATATTCATCACGAGGTGTGTTAACACTTAGGTGTATCTTAGGAACATGGTTCACCGATACGTATGCAGTTATATATTCATCCGAGAATGCCAAATGCTGAACTTCACGGAACTTTACATTCTTAAAAAACATTTCCTTCATAAGCCTTAGTCCTTATAGATTGCATCAAGAATGCTTCTGAAATTCGGATTATCAATAACGGCTTGGGCATCTTCTTTGTTCTTGAAGTAAATAGCACCTTCGTTATAATTACCACAAGAAGTAATACCATATTCGCTGGTTCGCATGATATTATGCTTATATTCTTGAGAATTCCAGTCCGGTTTCCAATCTCCATTATAGTACTTAGCTATAGTCATTAACCTAGCTAATGCGATTATCTTTCCAGCAATCATTTCAGGAACTTTTATATCGGCAGGACAAACACCTTTACCAGCTAAAGCAGATAAAACATCCGCATAGCTGATTTCCTTCTTCTTAAATGCTATAATGCCAGCTTTCAAATCACTTTTTTCAACGTCCACTTCCATTCCTTTAGGAATATCTATGACTAACTTATTATCTAGCATTTTCATTTTTCTTATGTTTCATTTCCAAAATATATTTTTTATTCACAACCAACTCGAAGAACTTATATTTAGCATGCATGTAGTTGCGACCTAAATCAACTCCACCGACAAATTCTTCTCTATACCAAGAGATTGCCGTATATTTTACAATATCATGCTCTTCCGGATGATTCACACGACCATTCCACACATTTGTGCGAACCAGATCGCAATACCCATCAGGTAATTTGGCACGTATCATCCTCGTATTCTCCGCATCAATATAGACGTTTTTGTATTCCAAATCTACGCCTAAAATTTCCTGATTAAGCTTTGCTACATCCATATCTTTTCAATCTTAAAACACTACGTTGAAGACCCCTCAGTTTGAACGGATTCTTCTCCAGTATTTTATTCACATCATTTCGTATCTTGCGGCTTTCCCACTTCTTTGTAAGACGCATAGCCTTTAACAAACGATGGTCTCCGGCTAGCTTTCCTGCATCCATCTTGCCACAATAATAGCCTTGCCTATAAGCCCAATATCGGGTTTTATAGACTTCCTTCATTATCTTCTTAGCTTGTCTTATTTTCATGTCAACCTCACTTTCTGCAAAAAAAATTCCATGACACCAATCGCTGCTTTCAACATACTTATGTAGTTTAGTACATCTTCCTGCAAGCATACCATTGAAATGTTTACAACGACTGCATTCCTTTGAAGTTCTCAAAATTGAACGAAACAAACTAACGTTGGCACTCGGCATATTTACCTTATTCCATCTGATAGTTGCTTTCTGATAGAGATTCTTTAATCTAGGAATGAATCTACTCTCTTTCTTGAATGTATATTTTGAATCGAAGTAACGTGTGTCCGTTCCTCTCTCCATCATATTCAAGATTTTCTTAGCTTGTCTTATCTTCATATACTACTTGTTTTTATAAATATTACATGTCCCCTCATAAATTGTGCTATTTGTATAGATGTCTTTATATTGCGAAATGGAAACCAATCCATTTGCCTTCATTTCCCTAAGAATGTCATCATACACACTTTCTATTGCTCTTCTCTTCAATTGCTCCATGCCAGATTTGTCACGGCAATAGTATTGCATTTCAAAGTTTGACATTGTAACTCTTGAATGAAGCTTAATAACTTGTGGCTTTATATATCTAACCTCTATCTTTGGTTTGATACCTAGTTTATCAGCTAACCATTGTTTCCATTTTGGCTTAACATCCTCTCCATCTAAGCAAGCAAGTAATATATAAATAAGACTAATACTTATATATAAAATTACAATTTCCATATGCTACTTATTTTTATCTCCAAATAATACGTGTCTTCGATAAGGGATTTCATTTTTTATTTAATTTATGAGCAGTACTATTAGTATGCTCTATATGTTCATTATTACAACAATATGGATAGAAATATTTATCTGCTCCATACATAAGTTCTTCTATAATATTATCGTCACTATCATTGCACTTAGAATCAATAGTAACTCTAATATTTACTTCGAATATTCTTTCCATAACTATTCTTCTTTAAGTTCTAACTCTTGCTTGATTAGTTTTAGAAAACTTCTAGCGTGAACTACAAGAACTTTCTTATTTCCTGCGTTCATCATTCTAGTATAGTTTTCAATCATATCATCAATAATTGTTAGTGCCGATACTTTACTCATATTTTTTCATATTTAAATCTTTAAGTCTATCCTTATAGAAGGAAGGAACTCTACTAATCTGCCACCAAGAATAGCATTCGTCACTCCAAGGTTCAATCCACACTGGTTCTTTTGTGTCTTTATCTTGGCAGTATACAATTCCACGTACTTCATCATTAAGCAAGAAAGCCTCTACATCAAAATCCAAATCGTCTAATGTTGCATAAGTCTTGCAATACTCATTACGTTCCCTAGTGCCTTCCCTTACGAACAACTCAAAATCATTGAATAAATCTATTTTTAGTATCTCTAAGTTATTGCTTTTAACAACATCTAGAAGAGACTTTTTGACGTTCATTTTGCTCATTTCCTATCCCTCTTTTTATAGTCATTGCAATCCATAGGAATATGGTCTGCTAACTCTTGCCAATAACACCTATTATCATAATAACAAGTTTGACATTTTTGAATCTTTTCATTCATTACTTATTCTTTTAAGTTCGACAGGCTCATCTTTCCAAGACAATTCTTTTCCGATAAGCTTCTTAATGCTTCCTTTAGGAAGGTAACAGCAACCGGTATTTGCGTACCTCTGCCCATATAAATATACGACAGAGCAAATCCATAATGTATTACTTTCATTTCTGCAAGGTTTTTCTGCAAAAATATGTTCACAGCCACCTTTATCTACTGCTAACCATGACATAACTAATACTATATTTTTTTAATTAATAAATTACTTTTCTTATCAAATGGTTTATAACCACTACGGAGATACCAATCTAGAACAAATCTATCAGATTCATCTTTAACAAATTCCAATCCGATTGTCTTCACTCCATTTAACTTAGCCTGTTGTTCTGCGAGTTGTAACAGGCGTTGTGCAACACCATTTCTTCTATAAACAACATCAACCCAAAGAGCGTATATTAGAGCATCAGCCTTGCCGAAAATATCACTAACATATAATGGAATAGATATTTGAACAGAGCCATGATTTTCTTCATCAGTTATTAAAATTCTGATTTCATCCTTCCATGTCTGTTTTTGTATCATATTCTATCCTCCAACTCCTTAATTGCCATTTTGTTCTTATAAGGAATCAACCAATTGCGCTTGTCATCATCAAATGAATGCAAACTAATCTGCAATGTGATATTTCCCTTAATAAACGAGAAGTCGCTTCCCTTGATGCCAATTGTTGATACGTAATGATGAGTATTAGGATATTTCTCCGTAATAATGCGAATAGCCTCCTTGACTGCATCAATATTGAGGAACGGTTCGCCCATACGAGTATAGTTAATCTTAAACTCCTTGGCCTTACTTGGATCAGCACCAGCCTTACTGATAGCAAACTCAACCTGTGCAACAATTTCTTCTGCTGTAAGATTACGATAACGCTTCATGTTACCTGTTGCACAGAACTTACATCTTACTGGGCATCCACTCATTGTTGATACGCCAATCATCCAACGTTCTGTACGGTCACCAAGCTCGTTGTTATCGAGCTTATTCTGATGTCTGCCAATAGCGTCCTTTGTATAATAAGGTAAGAACGTGTCTGTAGTTTCTACCAAAAAACCATCTTCTAGTTGTAAGCAATATACAACTCCATTCTTAAATGTTTTCTTTCTTAATTCTTTCATATTACTATCTATTTATTTATTCTCTTCAATCTTATACAATAATCAATAGCTTTGATTGCTAACCAAATAGCATGCTTCTGCTTATCGTCAATAAGATTATTTCTAATCTCAAATAATATTCTCTTTGTTTCTGTAGAATTCATATTATTTCTATTTATGTCTGATGGCGTTAAACATTTAACAATACTCTTTTGAGCTTTATTCGCAAACTCTCTTTTAATTCTTTAGCTTCACTCCAAGGTGTATATGTTGTAGTATAAAAATTATAACTACGTTCATCTACACAATGTAAGCCTGTTATGAGTAATTCTAACTCTTCGTTTGATAATACAACATTTTTATCCATACTGCTATTATTTATGCCAGAAGGCGGTTAAGATTTAACTATATAAAGTTGTTCATAAACAGTAGATTTCACTACAATAGGTTCAGAACCTAAGTCGTTATCATCTATCTTGATGGCAATTTCCATATCACCCTCTTCATCGTAAACATCTTGAAGCTGTTGAATAAATTCACTTATAAGCATTCTATTATATCTTTTATGCCAGATGGCGGTTAAACATGTTTGCTAAAATAATGTTCTTTTGTACTTTTTAGATATTCACCACACGTTTCTTTTGTAAGATATTCC